TGACTTCCTGTCTTCTACCTCAACCTTAAAAGACTCAAGGTCGATTTCCATTTCTTTAATACGATTCTTAAACTCTTCATCAGCCTGTTTAACAATAATTGCTTTTTCAGGCTCTCGTTCTATAAGGTCTTCAATCTCGTTTGCAGTTGTACTGCTTGGCAGCCCTAGTTTGGAGGCAGCTATCTTTACAGCCATTCCAGCCATTGGCCCACCTGCTGCCTGTGCAATCGTGGGGGCTAGAGACTTAAGTAAGCCTCCTAATTTCATCATGCGCCAACCTTATCTGTTGGCATATTCTCTTCAGCAATAATGCCGTCTATGGTATCGCACACATCTCTAACGACTACGCCAGTGGTAGCAGACAAGGCAGAACGACCTACCGCTCTCATACCTTTGTATAGCTGGTTACAGTACAGGTCTTTGTTATCCATGACCTGCTCAATAGAAGTACAGCTAGACAGCATAACAATCGCGCTAAGTATCAGTATTCGCATTCTTTTGCTCCTCTATGAATCCTTTTAGTCTTGATTTATATCCATCCATGAAGTGGTCAGAGATGGCATCAGATACACCACCGTCTTTGTCCTTCTTGGCTGGGTTTATAAAGTTCTTACCAGAATTAGCAAAGTATAACATTGTCTGTGACTTAGAAGGCCCGTAGCAGAACCTTGGTATCTTAGCCACAATGTCACTGCCCATGACGCAGGAGATTTGGTCGTCTAGCTCCATAGGACGCTTGAACCCCTTGAAGAATGTATTAGGTTTGCCAAAGGTAATCAGGCTGAGGTTAGGGTGCTTCTTGTTTAGTTTAGCCGCTGTTAGCTCTGCTAGAGCACCACCAAGACTATGACCACACACTAGGGTACGTTTCTTGTAGTCGATAAGCTTTTTAATTTGACCCCAGACAGAGGCATGAGCAGTAGCAAAGCCACCATGACAAAAGCGACCTGCATACGGTACAGGGATAGCACTGGCGTTCCAAATCCAGTCAGCGGCTTGCTGTGTGCCTCTAAAGACAATGATGTCTACTGACTTACGCTTAACAACATAAGCAGTGGTGGAGGTCCACTTACTTTCAATCTTAAAACTGTCGAAGTAGTTATTGTCGTTGTAAGCCTTCATCGACCACGAGCAAGCCATTGTTAGCAATACAGGATCAAGTTTCATAACAACCTCATAGTGAGCCAATAAAAGCGATTATCCAACCTGCCCCACCTACGCATAACGCGGCGGCTATCATAGCAAAAACTAAGTTTTTAAGCTCTTGTTCTTTCCTAAGTTTCTCACGCCTTTCCCGATTTCGTTTGATAGCCTCTTGCGCCCGTCGGTATCGCTCTTCCTCGCGTATCCGCATCATCCGCTGATACAGGGGCGTTTTACCTTTAGCCATGAAGATTTTCTTAACCTGCTCTTCATACTTGGCTATCTTCATTTCAGCTTCAACTACCTTGAGTGCGTAGTTCTCTACCGATCCTGACGCATACGCCCCCGAAGCGGGACGGCGTTCTAGTTCTTGCTTTGCTTCTTGTACTTTATCTTTAGCATCGTAGAAAGAACCGAGCTTTCCAATAAGGTCAGTGGCATCCTGCCCCGTTTGAACTCCTTGTTGAATAAGCTCGAAAGCCTTGCTTGCTGCTGCAAGTGCTAGTCCAATCTCGATCATTTAGCATTTACTCAGCTTCTTCGCGTGGGTCAACCCAGCCTTCTACAGCCGTGAAAGTCCCATCTGCCGCACAGGTATACTTGCAACCGTACCAATCGTCAGGCGTTGTTACACCCTCGATCACTGTAGCATTGCTGGAGTTAAGGTCACCGATGATAAAGTCTAAGGCAGACGGATCGCCCATCTCGATGTTGTCGGCAGTCACGTTAATACCGTAGTCATCAGCCACGAGGTATTTGCTAGTATTGGTTGCAGTGTCTACTATCGTTTTCATAGTCCTATCCTGTTAGTAAAAGTGAAGTTGTTGAAAGAGCAGTACCCGCTTTCGTGCTAGTACTAGAAGTTGATATTGTACCATCGTCTTGAACGAAGTAGGCAGTGTTGGGCGTGAGGTCAGAAGAAAGGTTCAAAACCACCGCAACCGCTGGGTATGGTAAAGCTGCGGTTTGATAAGTTATAACAGTTCTGTTTGCGTTGGTATCATAAACACCCATGCAATATACAGTGTTAGTTGCGTTAAAAGTAGTAACATCTGATACGGTAATGCTTGTGCCGCTTACGGTTCCAATAGCCAAATTTCCTAGATATGCGGAATTAATATATGCGCGATAAACTAGTATCATTTTATTGTTAACAGGGTCAAAAGACATACCTGTAAAGGAAGTGCTGGTTGAAGTGCCTACCCTAGTCTCCGTACCAAAAGAAATGCTAGTACCGCTAACCGTCCCCACTATACAACTTCCACCAACTACATCACTGTATAAAACAACCACTTTGTTGCTATTTGAATCAAAACCAGCAGAAACATAGTTGCTTTGAGTAGCGTTAAAAGTAGCTTCTGAGCCGAAGCTGATAGACGTTCCTGAAACAGTGCCGACGATTGCTTTACCTAAATTTCCAACAGTGCCGTCATTGTAGGCAACGACAACTTTATTACTGTTAGAATCAAAAGTAGCAGCAACGTATTCAGAGTTCCCAGAATTATAAACAACTCCAGTACCAAAACTTATTGAAGTGCCACTGACTGTACCTACGATGGCTGTACCGTAGTTAGAGTTACCTGTATCACGATATGCTATAACTATTTTGTTTAAATTAGAGTCAAAGGTGGTAGCTATATAGTCAGTGTTAGCCGTTTCAAATACAACTGGCGTACCAAAGCTAATAGACGTTCCCGAAACTGTACCCACAATAGCTGTACCGTAACTAGAATTACCCCCATCTGTGTACGCTATGACAACTTTGTTAGCGTTTGAATCAAAGGCAATAGAAGTGTACGACATTGAGCCAGATTCAAAAGTAACTTCGCTACCGTAGGAAATTGAATTACCGCTTACAGTTCCAACAATTGCTTTACCTATATTTCCAGCACTGCCGTCGTTATAGGCTAGAACTACTTTGTTGTTTGAAGAATCAAATGCAGAGGCTACATAACCATTTGCAACTGAAGAAGCACTTACAGGAGTGCCTAATACTGGAGCTACAGCGGCTAATCCCGTATTCGTTATAGCACCACCTTTACATACCACCTTGCCTGTAGCCGCGCTTGATATGGCTTGGTCTGTGATGCCGATGAAGGATGAGGCGTTGGTATCCGCAGCAGCAAGCACGACGGCTTTACCATAGTTTGAATCGCCTTGATCTCTGTAACACGTTACAACCTTGTTAGCATTTGAGTCGAATGTAGTTTCAATGAAGTCGGTATTGCCTGTTTCAAAAATAGTCGCTGAACCAAACGATATGCTAGTACCGCTTACTGTACCAATAATAAATGAACCGCTGTAGGGACTAGCAGGGTTTTTGTAAGACACAACAACTACATTAGCATTTGAATCAAAAGTAGCTTTAGTATCATACGCTGGCCCAAACGTAACTAAACTACCAAAAGATATATTTGTACCTGAAACAGTAGCTACTACGGCAGTACCAGCATCGCTGTTATTTGGGTCTTGAAAAACAATAACCACCTTGTTTGCGCTGGAATCAAAAACTGCTCCAAACACATCTGCTCTTTGCGTTAAGAACACAGCCGGAGTACCAAAACTAATAGATGTTCCACTTACTGTACCTACGATGGCTGTGCCATGACTAGAATTACCATCATCTCTGTATCCAATGACTATTTTGTTATTACTCGAATCAAACGTAATTGCAGCAAACCTAACCGTAGCAGCCTCATAAACCACAGGAGTACCAAAACTAATGGACGTACCACTTATTGTGCCGACTACCGCTGTGCCATGAGCACTGTTTCCAGCATCTTGATAGGCTATAACGATTTTGTTATTACTTGAATCGAACGTGCTAAAAATATAATAAGTAGTAGCTGATTCAAAAACGGCTGGTGATCCAAAAGAAATGCTAGTTCCTGAAACCGTACCTACAATAGATGTGCCGTAGTTAGAGTTACCCCCGTCCATGTAAGATATAGCAACTTTATTAGCATTAGAGTCAAATGTTACAACACTATAAAAAGTATTAGCTGATTCAAAAACAACAGGAGAGCCAAAACTAATAGAAGACCCAGAAACTGTACCTACAATAGCTGTTCCATAACCACTGTTTCCTTGGTCTCCGTAAGCTATTACTACCTTATTACTGTTTGAATCAAATGCAGCCCCAAAATTAAAAGAGTTAGCAGCTTCATAAACGACAGGTGTCCCTGCACTTGGTCCTCCTCCGGTAGCACTAACAGCCTCAACCTTCCCATCCGACCTTAACGCTACCGTGACACCACTGGCTAACGTGCCTTGGGCCACGAAGTTTGCACTTTTTACACTGCTCCCTGCGGGGAGTAACTCGCTTAGATTGCTCATGTATTCACCAAGTTAATGCTTGTGGCTGAGAGGGCTTCACCAGCCTCGATAGAAGTTGAGCCAGTGCCCAGTGTGCCGTTGTCCTGAACGTAGTAGGTAGAGCCTATTGTTAGCCCTGTGACTTTAGTGTTTATACCACCCTGCAAGGTAACTGTACCTGTAGCAGCGTTAGCTATAGCGGCTTCGGTGATGCCGACGAAGGAGGATGAGGTTGTGGCATTGGCATCAAAAAGATTAGCGTTGCCTTTATTTCCATCACTTGTATTTCTAAAACTATTTACTACAACTTGAGCATCTGGGTCGTATACAGCCGAAGCGTAATTACTACCTTGACCTGAAGCTGGATTAATAGTTACAGCCGATCCAACAGACATCGGAAAGGTTTCGCCAGCAACATAAGTAACTAGCTTTAAAATTAAAGCACTACTTTCTCTATACATTACTGCTGTTTTTCCTTGTGACGTATAGAAAGTAGGAGGGATCATAGTTGCAGACCCTGAAGTAAACGTAGTTGAATTATAAAAAGAATCAAAATAATTTAAGCTAGAATGAATAACTCCCGCTGTTACTTTACCAACACTACCCGCGCCAGCGGCTTGCCAAACAAGTACAGGAAGTTGATTGGTTGAATCATAGGCCCAGCGAGGGTCTATTGCGCTGGAAGCATCAAAAGTATATGTGTTACCCCAAGTTATTGAAGTGCCAGAAACAATACCTATTCTTGCGTGTCCCGGTCCAGCACCTGTGCGATATGCTAAACATAATCTATTTTTAGACGGATCGTGGATGACTGCATTATCTGAAGCGGAAGCGGAGTTGAAAACAACATTCGATCCGAAACTCATGCTATTTCCAGAAGTGGTTCCAACTATTGAAGTACCGTAATCAGAATTATTACCGTCTTTCCACACAATAATTACTTTATTGCTAGTTGCATCAAAACACGCATAAGCGTCGCTTAACCAAGCAGCCGTAAAAGTTAATTTAGAACCCCATGTAATTGAGGTTCCCGAAACTGTTCCTACAAAAACGTAGCCCGGAATGCTATCGCCGCCCGTTCCTGCACTGACTGTGACTACTTTATTTTGACTAGAGTCATACACAACTGCATACAAAGCACTATGTGTATTTGTACCGTCGGGTTCAGTTACTGTACCAAAAGTTATCGTGCCGCCTGAAACTGTGCCTACTACTACTTCAAGATTGTTATTGGTAGCCGCTTCAATATAACCAACAATGACTTTGTTATTTTGAGTATCATAGGCAGACCATATATAGTCTGCGCGAGGTGCAAATTCTACATTGCTACTTACTTGTGCGCTAATAGCTGTAACCTTGCCGTCACTAGTTAACCCTACCGTCTGACCGTTAGCTAACGTGCCACTTGCTACAAAATCAAAAGACTTGCCTCCAGCACCGCTGGGTAATAAATCGCTTAAATTACTCATGTTGGGTCCACCAAGTTTAGGGCTGTGGTTGAGATGGCTTTGCCAGCTTTATTTGAAGAAGAGGTCGTAGCTATACTTCCGTCATCTTGGACGAAGTAGTTGGAGCCTATGACTAGGTCGTTTGCTTCGGTAATTGTCAAAGCCTTTCCTTTTGTTGAATCACTGCCATCCACAAAAGCTACTATTGTTTTATTAACGTTAGAATCAAAAGTTGTACTTATGTTAGCAACAGTACCGCCTACAAAAGCAGAAGAAGCAGCAAAGCTAATACTTGTCCCGCTGACTGTTCCAAAAACAACTGTGCCTGATTGAGAATTCGCTGTGTCTCTAAAACAAACAACCACCTTGTTGGAGGAAGTATCAAATGAATTGGACATATCCGCCGCCGCCGACTCATCAAAATTTACAGAAGAGCCAAATGAAATACTTGTACCTGATACAGTGCATACTACAGCTTTTCCTTTGCTACCACTTTGATATGTAAAAACCACTTTATTAGCATTAGAATCAAACGTACCTGCCATAAGAAAGCTATTGGCAGATTCAAAAACAGCCTCGCTGCCAAATGAAATACTTGTACCCGATACCGTTCCAACGATTGCTGTCCCATGCCCAGAATTACCCGAATCCTGATAACCAGTAACTACTTTATTAGCGTTTGAGTCATAAACGGCAGCACACGCAGAGGTTGATGCAGAATTAAACACCACGGGAGACCCAAAACCTTGTTGACCTGTACCTGAATTGTACGTTCCTACAGCAGCAGTGCCATAACTAGAGTTACTGGTGTTTACCCAACAAATGACTAACCTATTGGCATTAACGTCAAAAACTGAACTAGCGTATGTTGCACCATTGCTTCCGTTGACTAATATTGCGCTAGTAACAGATATGCTAGTTCCACTGATTGTTCCCGTCATACATTCCAATCGATTACCATTCAAGTCATTGGTAAATACTATATTTACCTTGTTGGCAGTAGAGTCAAATGTTGCGGTAGGGTACTGAATGCTTGAAGTTCTAAGCCGAACAGGAGTGCCGTAAGTAATTGAAGAACCGCTGACTGTCCCTACAACGGCTGTTGCGTAAAGACTATCGCTTGGATTGTTATACACAACGACTATTTTATTGTTAGAAGAGTCAAAAGCTACAGCCGTCTTTGTAGTGTTAGCTGCGGAAAACTCAGATGCAGTCCCAAACGAAGGCGCGAAAGGTATCAAGTTACCCCCAGTAGAAAGCCCACCTTTAACAGCGACTTCGCCCGTGGCTCCCGAAGATATAGCAGCGTTGGTTATACCGATGAAGGAGGAGGCGTTGGTTTCAAAACTTTTTAAAACCCTTGAAACAGGGCCGTTGCTTGCCCCGTTGTAGCTTGTTATAACGGTTCCTGTTGTCGAATCATAGGCTAAAAAAAGACCTTCTATCCCTGCGCTAACACTAACACCTGATGTTGCAATAGTGCCTCCAGTTGCCGCAGTTAAAGTAAGATTATCAACCGTCAGTATATACCAATACGCCGCACCGCCAGAAGTTACTGAAACTGCAATAACTCTATCTGCCAAAGTATCATAGACACCCACAGCGTATCTACCATCACTGGTTCTATATTCTAAAGGACTTCCGAAGGTTATGGTGCTACCACTAATGTTAAAGGCAACTGCGCTAGAACTTTTAGGCGAATCGCCATCATAAACAAAAAGTATATGTTTTTTAGCAACTGAATCATAAGTAAAAGCATAAGAGGTGCTTTCGCCTTTAAACCCTGTTGTGGTAATTGCAGTTCCACTAGTAAACCCATTACCACTTACCGTTAACGAATTAGCTTTATATGTTCCATTAGAGTCATCTGCGTAAAAAATAATATGTTTATCGGCAACAGGGTCATAACTTACCGTGGATAACCCAGTGTTATGAGAAGCAAAAGTGTGCGTTGAGCTAGTATTTACCGTAAGCGTAGTCCCAGAACAAGTCATACTTACAGCAAAACCATAACCGTCTGCACCACTACCAGTACCACCAAAAACCCAAACTGTTTTATTAGCGGCAGTGTCGTATGAAAAACCGCCAATATTCATATCATAACTAGTATAATAAACTTCACTTCCGTTGGTTAAAGTGCCGTCCGAACTTACAGAAAAAGCTTGAAAGTAACCCGAAGTATTGTTGTTTCTGACTAATATAATTAAAACTTCTTGGTCAGGATCATAAATCACATTAGCTGGCACTCTATGCGAACTAGTAATTACTTGAGGAGTAGAGTACGTTAAGGTCGTACCTGAAACAGTGCCAACGCTGGCGTAAAGATAATTACTTGTTCCTGACCAAAAAACAACAACCTTTTTCGAGGCTAAATGATATCCAATTACGGGACGTTGCTGAACGCTAAGTGATGCAACCGTAGCCTCTGCGCCTGTTACGGGAGAACCTAATAAACCACCACTAACAGCCTCAACCTTACCGTCACTGCGTAGAGCAACAGTCTGACCATTAGCCAACGTTCCTTGAGCGACAAACTCTATATTATTCTGGGTTCCCCCAGATGGTATAAGCTCTGAAAGAGTAGACATTTACACACTCCAGCCAATCGTCCCATTGATGTAGGTCATCACGATTTCGGCAAAATTCTTATCGAAGGTAAGGTCAGTAGCTGAACTGGCTATGTTAGAGCCGTTACGAGCAACGGTAAAGTTAGTTGTCGCTGCTGCACCTGTACCATCTTTAACCACTACATAATCACCTGCTGATGGACTAGAAGGTAAAGTAATAGTGATCGAACCTGCCGTAGCAACCAAGAACGAAGCTGACGTTGCGGTAGTGTTTGTGCCTACTAAGGTTGGGGCTGGATAACCTGCGGCTTCTGCTGCTGATGTCCATGTGCTTCCGTTAGACTTTAGAACGTTACCTGATGTTCCCGGTGCGACTGCTTGTAATGCTGATGTCCCATTACCTAATAAAACATTATTAGCAGTTAAAGTAGCTGCACCCGTACCACCATTAGCAACAGGTAGTGTACCTGTAACCTGTGACGTAAGATTAACATTAGCTAACGTGCCACCAAGCGTTAAGTTACCCGAACTTGTAACCGTACCCGATAAAGTAATTCCGTTGACCGATCCCGTACCGCCAACAGATGTTACAGTACCCGCCCCAGCCTCTGTTGGGTTAGCGTTAAAGACCGCAGCTCCTGCTCCTGCACCGTCCGTAATAACCATAGCTTTAGAGCCATTGGTAATATTAATCGTAGCACCAGACCCCTGTTTAATCGTGATGGTCTGACCGCCTGTTGTAGCGTTTTCGATCATCCACACTTTAGATACAGTGTTAGGGCCAAGTGTAACTACACGAGTAGTTGTAAGAGAACCTGCTGAAGTAAGCTTTAGATAGAAGCCACGAGTAGCGTCCGCAGTCCCGTCAGGCATAGTGAAGGTTTGGTTGGCATCGCTAGACATTTGTTTTGTGCCATAGCTAAAGCCATCAGTAATTAGTTCAAGGTTAGTATTGGTACTGGTTCCCCAAGTACCGTCCTCATCACCCGTGGTAATTTCTTTTAATCGTAGGTTATTTACATAAGTTGCCATAATTTAGTCCTATGCTGCTGTGTCTATGTCTACCCAGTTAGGGGTTTGTGAACTGTCTACTCCAACCCAGTTCGGTGTTTGTGAAGTATTTATTGCAGTCCATCCCGATCTCGTTACTGTTCCTATTGCTCCTGTTCCAACAACCCCAATAGGGATAACATTAGCACTACTCGTATTTGTTACGTTTCCTACTGACCCCGCCCCTAACACGCCCGTTAAGCCAAATTGTACAGCGGGTACTACAGTTCCTATTGCTCCAGTGCCGACTATTCCGGTTACTGCTACGTTTCTATCGTATGCAGGGGTTACAGTTCCTACTGCTCCTGTACCCGCTGTCCCACTTGGTATGGTAAATACGCTACCTATACTAAATGAAACTGTTCCTATTGCTCCTGTAGCACTGACTCCTGTTGGGATATTAAACTCATTTACCCCTACCGTGAAGTCCCCTATTAAACCTGTACCCGATACTCCTGTTAAATCAAAGGCTGCAACAATGCTAACTGTGCCTATTGCGCCTGTACCTTCAACGCCTGTGGGTCTAACTAGTCCTGTATAATCTAAAGTTACTGTGCCTATTGCACCTGTTGCAGAGACACTGGGTACAGTTAGAACAAGACCGTAAGCAGGGGTAACAGAACCGACTTGCCCAGTTCCTACTACTGAAATGTCATTAGCACCCCAGCCGCCTTCACCCCATCCACGAGCGCCCCATGTTGCACCTAGGTTTACAACTTTAGAGGCTTCTCCACCCCATCCGTTAAAACCCCAAGGCCGTTCACCCCATCCGCTCATGGCACTTCCCTACTTAAGCAATACGGATAATAGCTGCCGCAGCACTAGCAGTGGGGAACTGTATCTGGAAATCACCGGAACTTACTGTCTGATCGCCACCAAAGCTAAGTACCGCACACGCAGAATTAGAATCGCCTGTGTCATAAATTAAAGCCCCTGATGTAGTGAAACTAGAAGAAGTCCACGTTACAGAACTAAAGTTAGTGATCGCTGTTGTACCGTCCGCTGTAGGAGTCACAGAGGTAAGGAGCTTACCGAGTTGTGTGTATCCTGTCGCAGTAGGTAACTCGTCAGCACCCATCTGAGAATAGTTAGTAGTCGCTGCACCAAATGTACCACTGCCTGAAGCAGTAGCTTTGAAAAGCGCCATTTTAAAACGGTTACTTGCCGCAGAGAAGTTATGTAAACCCTTCAGCAACTCAACTTTGAACGATGTGGGCATTGCAGTTGTGATTGTAATTGCCATGTTAGACCTCTAGTAGTTTCACTAATTCTGGATGCCCCGCATCCCGAAAACGGTTGATTAATGTGGTGTTGTGAGAAGCCACCGCTTGACGTAAATAATTAACCATTACGGCTCTGATGTCATCTCTAAATGCTTCTGCTTGCGCCTGTATTACAGGGTGTGAGTTATTCCCGATGGAAATAACTTCGTTTATCGCATGTTCAGCCAGCTCTTCGGGGGTAAATCCGCGCCCTGAAACTGCTGAAGTTGTTGCTATTCCTACTTCTACTCCACCTACTGCACTTAACATAAATTATCCTATTTGACTGGTACGCGAACAACGCCGTTACGATAAGCGTCAGTTTCTAATTTGCCATCACCCAAGTTCTTTAATAGTAACATAGCTTGAGCGTAGAGCTTTTCATACAACGCTACCATATCAGCTTCGCCTTTCTGGAACCTTATAGCATTAACCAAAGCCCCATTTAATAGAGCAGAATCAAACTGCTCGCCTAACCACGTAGTCCCAGCAGTAACAATGCTTTCAGGATATTTCCCATAATGCAACTCAGCAACATACGTAACATTAGGAGTTGGCCCTACGATAAAACTAGTCTGACTAAAGATGCCGTAGTGCTGTGGTCGTCCTTGTGTAGCTGCAACAGGGTAAGCTTCTCGTATAAAACTAGGGTCTTTGTTAATTAAATAATGGTACTGAGCACTAGTAGGGTCAATAACCGCTAAAGAGTACACATACAACATTCCCGTAGGCATTGTAAGGTACTGATTACCACCAGTTATATTACCCGTCTGGTTTGCACGTAACGCAGGAAGATCAACAGTAGAGAAAATAATCTGTTCTGCTTGCTCAGTAAACATAGCCAACTGGTCGTCCGTAAACGTCTGTTCGCATACATCCTGTATGTTTGCTTTAAGCTCGGTGTAATTCACCTAAAACTCCCTACGCCATTGGCCCACGAGCCATAGTACCTTTGGTTGCTGCACCCGTACCACGTATCTTTATACCGCTTGTCTTTACAGGAGCGGAAGATTGCTCTGGCGAGTTAACAGTAGTGCCGGGATCGTACTCTTTAATCCCACCCATCTTGTGTACTTTCATTCCTTTTTCTTTAGCCATTTTAGTTCCCCATCCCACTGTGATTTGTACAGTAATAATATAGAAAAGGTGCGCCTACGGGTACTGTAATTTGTGTGTAAGCTCCTGCGTTTCCGGGTACTCCGTTGGTAGTTACCCCAGAAGTATATTCAACACCGCCAGCATGTGTACCGTTAGGAGTACTAGAGAATCGCAATGGGTGTCCTCCGTTCGTCCCTGCTGACTGGTCAAACTTGTAGGTGTTACCCACACTTAGTTCTAGCATTGGGGTTACAACTCCATCAACATAGTACTTGTTCCCTGTCCCATAACGGTTTGTTCCTGTAGCTACCGTTATTGTGTAAGTAGTAGATACCACCACACTGACTAATCCTATATGCCCAAACGCAAAGAGTGGGTCTACCGGCTGTAATCTCGCTCGACTTGCAGGATAACCTGTAAAGTCTGGTCTTGGATCTCGTATTGCCTGTGGGTCATTTATCGCAAATGTTCCCAATCTTAACTGTGGCTGGTCAGGGTTCCAACACTCTGGACAAGCCTTAATTCCTGTAACCACTGCCTTAATAACCAGAGGTTTTAACTGCCTTAGCCTATACTGAAACCCACATACGTCGCACTCTGCTAACGCATTTTGACCTGACGCAAATTTCTGGCTCATAGTTACCTAGGTCCATACAAGCGAGGTATAAGCATTTCAGAAGCCTTTTCTCTATCCTCTCCCGCAGCTAACGTATACTGTTCATCATACTGTGCTTTGAGCATTTCTAGTCGTGCCATGCCTTCCGGTAGCTTAGTAGCCAAGTAGTATGCTAGACCTGCTACAAGCGCGGGAAAGAAGCGAAATGGCATATCGGCTGTGTTAACGCCCGTCCCTGCATCATCAATACGTTTAAGACGGTAGTATCTAAGCACATAAAAAGGCTCAGGCACCGTACCTTGGTTTGGTACAGGCCATACGGTAATCTGCGGGTTGTCTGTCTTACGATCAACCCACGCTTGTATAGGGCGACCCTGAGTTAACTTATTAGGAATAGAAGAATAAGTATCTACACTGATACGTGAAAGATTCAAGTCAGTCTGAGTAACTGCATTGCCCTCACTGGTGCGAATAAACTGCTCTATTAAATCAATAGTATTAGCGGGTAGGTCATAAGTAGCTGTGCCTTGAACAAGGTTTACGAAACCCTCCTCAATGGTCCACATATTAACGCCACGATTAGCCCACTCAATGGTCAGTAGGTTCATAGAACGACGCGCTGTGCGTAGATCATAGCCAGAGTGTAGCTCCCTACCGGCACGTTCAAACGCCTCTTCAGCGATCTCTGTGAACTCCATATTAAATGTAGTAGTACCCGATACAGCCATTACTTACCCCAACTTTTCCGTGCAGTAGCCCTTGCCTTGGTAGATAGATCGCCATAATGAAACAGTTTCTTAGAAGCTTTAGTCATCGTCTTCCCTGTCATTACTGTCCCATCGGCGTGTTTATGCGTACCCCCTCTATGGGGCTTACCATCTTTGAAGTAGTGCATTACACCTTTAGCCATTACTTCTTTCTCCTTTTTAACGGAGTGACTCGTTTAGGTTTACCTGCTGGTTGGCCTAGACGTTTCTTCTGTGCTACACGAGACTTCTTCTCTGCCGCTGTCATTTCACCCGATGTCTTAGGTGTTTTACTAGAAACCCTCTTTGTGGGCCTACAGTACGGCGTTCCTCGTTTGTCTCCTTTCTTGCGCCCACAGGCTTTACCTGTCTTTACGTCCTTCCAGTCTTCCTTGAACCAACGCTTTAAGGCTGCGCCTTTGGCAGTTTTACGAACGGCCACTGGCTTTCTTCTTCCTGCACTTAGCAATAGCACCTGACGCATACGCGGAAGGGAAGACTTTGTACTGCCTCTTCACCTTCTTATAGCAAGCGTCTTTTACTGTCCCACCCTTATTAAGTGCAGTAGGACGTTTAGCTGGGTTTATTGCACCCATGCCTTTACATGCCATCATAGAGAACTACTCCTCTGAGTCGTCTTCTACTTCTACAACAGGCTCTTCAGCTTTTTTAGGAGCTGTTTTAGGAGCTTCTTCAACAACTTCATCTTTACCGTCCGACTGTCCAAACAATCCAGTTCCCATAATATTATCCTCAATTAAACCATTCGTCCTTTAGTATGCCCTTTTACAGCAATACCATCAGCACGGCTAGAAGCACTGCTCTTACTTTTACCAACCTTGCCGCCTTTTTTCATCATAGTAGAAGCGCCAGAATACGCACCTCTGCCCATAGATTTTTCCATGCCTTTACTTTCA